GGGCTTACGCCCCCCCTCTGAGAGTTCTCGTACCGGGGACCTACTCCGGGCTCCTCTTGCGGTGCCAACTACCGCCCGCACATCTGCTTCCGCACAGGAGACACGTCATGACAGCTTACAGTCGCCACAGGCACACTGACGATGCGTATTGGGTTCGAATCCCTTGGCACGTCACTAGGCCTGACGGTTCGTGGGAATACTCCGCAGTTTCGGACCCGATGCAGTATAGCACTCGGTTCCGCGACTTCTCGGATAACCCCCATACGGGAAAGCCTGACTTCGGTCAGCGCTACCCTGTAACTGATTGTCACGACGTACGCGTCGATCTGCTCGGTCTCGACACGGGTTATTCGTACTATACAAGATACGACTACCGCGTTGAGTCCGGCGCCGGCCCCTGGCCGGTTAGCCTCGGCTCCCTTCAGGAGTTCGCTGCTGAGATGGGCGCGTTTGTGGGTGGGGTTGACGGCATGGTTCTGCATAAGATGCTAACAACACTCTTGTGTCAGCTCCCTCCAGACATGGATCTCGGTAACTTCCTTTGGGAGTTACGAGAGGCCGAAACCCTAGTACCCAGTCTCATCCGTCGTTGGGAGGTGCTCAACAAGCACCGTCCTCACGACGCATGGAAGATCCGTCGAACGGATCTCGAGCAACAGGTCCGGAGATCGGACCTTGAGTTCGCAGATGCATCTCTCTGGTGGCAGTTTGGGGTTGCTCCCTTTCTGTCCGACCTCGACAAGATTTCGCAACTTGGAAATAGTGTCGGGGCGAAGCTGGAGCAGTTGCGCAAGCTGAACGGGCGGACATCCACCCGTCGCGCCGGGCCTATCAAGCTCGACGTCACGCCTGCGCTTCCTCCATGGCAAGAATTCGCTCGAGGTGGGTTCTGGGGGGGTGATCACCCCCTCAGCTACCGAATCAAGAGCGCGAAAATCACCTACCGCGCCAGCGCAAAGCTGGTGGCGAAGTTGGTGGGCCTGGAGGATTGGGAAGGGATCACGGCCGCTTGGCTAGCGGCCACGGGTCTTAACAACCCGATGGCGATCGTGTTCGAGTCTCTGCCCTGCTCATTCATTCTCGACTGGTTCGCACCAGTCGGTGACAGACTCCGACGAGCCGGCGCTACGCCGATCGCTGGAGTTTGGCACGTGTCCGACGCTTGTTGGACACGGAAGGTTGAGATAGACGCAGAACTTCGATACTCGGAGTACTACAATCGTGGCAACCGATGGGTTGACCATGATGCAGGCATCGCCCGGTATCGCGAGTTTACTCGCGGCACCGTGTTCCCTGACTTCCCTGTTAGTTGGCCCCTTACTGCCGGGCAGGCAGAACTTGCACTCGCCCTCGCCATTTCGGCGATGGGATGAGTCATACATAGATTGGAGTCTTCCATGTACGGTCAGACGATTACCCTTGCCGACCCCGCTACGGGGTCGGAGGTTGCGACTGAGACGGCCCTTGTTCTGCTGCCTGGGATTGTTGGCAACAACACCTATCGGCGGAAGGTTCTGGGCGCGGGAACCAATGGTCACCCGTGCACCATGGACATCAAGGGTGAGATCCTCACCCCCTCGGGAAACCGTAAGTACAGCGTAGCGCGGCTGAGCCTGGTGATTAACCAGACCCTGTCGAGCTTCAGTGGCTACGGCGCTCCCCCGGTGGCGGCGGTCTCTCTCGCCTTCAACGCACCTTTCGGTACGGTGGACGGCGCGACGATTGCCTGGGCGGACGCGGCGGAAGCCCTCCGCGTTCAGATCTGCTGGATGTTGCAGTATGTGCTCGGCCGTAAGTGGTCCTTGACCGCTGTTACGGGCGAGTCTGCTCTCTTCTCCAGTATCTTGGACAGCGAGGAATTCGCTGCCTCCCTCTCGGCGCTCGTCGATGGTGTCCGCTGACGTCTACCTGAAGGTAGGAGGATCAGGTGAGAAACACCGAGTCCTTAAACGTCCTACGCACCATAAGTGCGCTCCTGTCCGCGATTCTTGAGGAGTGTCCCGTTCCGATCCCGGTGAACTCTCTCTCTCGTGACTTGGCGGTGTTGAACCGCCGGATCGAGGCAGAGGGACTACCGTTCGTCCTGGTTCGGCTTGCAGCCCTTGGGAAGGCTGTCGACCGGGCCCTGGAGACCGGCGCACTGGAGCATGTACCCGGCTTTGGCCTGGCACATTGCTCTACACTACCTGCATTCCTGCAGGACGTGTTGCGTTATGTCTTCTGCGACGATGGAACGTTGGTACCAGTTACGTCGGATTGCTCCGAGATCGTGGGGCGAGCCCTCAGGCACATCAGAACAGTATGCTTCTTCGCATATAAGTTGGATGTTGGACAACAATGGGACGAAGAGGTTGTTGAGACCTCCTTCGTTCTCACTGATGAGTCCCTGCCTGAAGAACTCGTCATCGGTCCCACCCTTAGCCGTGCCGCCGAAGAGGCGGCCTTGCTATTGGGTGACGTACCCCCTGTTGAGGAATTTACGCCTCGACATGGACCTGGTGCCGTAGCGGGCGGCGAAACGGATGAGCAGAAGTGGAACTTCGCAGTTCTACCTGTCAAGTCCGTAACGCGCGGGTTCGGTTCGCTCTTCCGAGTGAACCAGAACCATGGCTGGTCCGAGGAGATGTGGGCAACGGAGGACGTACAAACGTCCCGCGTCGCCTTCGTCCCCAAGGATGCTCGTGGTCCCCGGGTAATTGCTATTGAGCCAAAGGAACTCCAATGGCTTCAGCAGGCGATCCGGGGAGTCATAGTGCCCAGGTTGCAAGAGCGGACGCATCGGCGGATCAACTTCGATGATCAAAGCGTTAACCAACGCCTTGCATTGTCGTCGTCGAGAAACCGGTTCTACGCCACCCTGGACATGAAGGATGCTAGCGATCGTGTGAGTGTGGCCTTGGCGAGGGCAATCCTGCCACCGACTTGGTTTCAGCTCATCGACGCTACGCGTTCGGAGCGGACGCGCTTGCCTTCTGGCAAGTTGGTTCAGCTCAGGAAGCTGAGCTCTATGGGATCGGCTACAACCTTTCCTGTGGAAGCCCTAGTTTTCTGGGCGATCAGCGTCTCGGCTATTGCTCAGGTTCTACCTGAGCAATCCCGCTGGATACGAGAGCACGTCTACGTTTATGGGGACGATCTAATCGTTCCCAGTGCGTATGCAACTCTCGTAATGGATGCCTTGGAGGAGTATGGCCTATTGGTCAACCGCACCAAGTCATTCATCAAGGGCTACTTCCGCGAATCATGTGGTGTCGACGCCTATCACGGCGAAAACGTCACTCCGGTTCGGATGCGGAAGCTCCCTCCTCAACGGAGGCGCGATGGTGAAGCTGTGGAGTCCTACGCGTCCTTGGCTAATCGCCTGGACGTTTTCGGGTACTCCGCAGCCGCTGAGCTTGTCTACTCGCACCTGGAGCGCATGTTGGGCGTATTGCCCTATGGCACTCCGGATTGCGGGTATATCCACAGACATGCTGGCGTCAGCCCTGCTGGCGCCTTCCTCCTCTCTCGCGATACAACGCGATGGCGGTGGAACAGCAGCCTCCAGCTTGTCCAAATGCGGGTTTGGGCCGTTGAGAAACGGTCCCGACCCACGCTCCTGGACGGCTGGAGCCGGCTGCTCCGTAATCTCACGATGGGATGCGGGCAACAACCGGACCGTCACACCCCAACCCATGGGCGTGTAGTCCTCCGGCAGTTTTGGCGTGCTGTCACGCGATGACAGTTGTCACTGTCCGCGCTTCGGCGTTGGACTGGAGAGGTGCCCCCTCCGGGGGGGTTGGAGTCTGACTGGATAAGTCAGGATCCATCGGTTTGAGCAGGGGCTAAACCCCC